GTCCGGAGGCCTTCTGCAAGATCGTCGACATCACCACCACCTAATCGCCTGAGCCATGACCGAGAGAAACCCTGTCGATATGAGTGCCAATGGACTCCTTCAGGAGTTCAAGCGCCACATCCGTATGACGTCCGATGACCTGGATGCCGAGCTCTATCAGAAAATGATGGCCGCCGTCCAGCATGCGGAGCATCATATCGGCAAGGTGATCCTCTGGTCTGAGTTCACCGAGACGGTGCCTTTCACCACCACCCTCACCCTCAAGGTCCCCAACACCCAGATGGTGGGCCTTGAGGTTGACGGGGTGGCTTCCACCGACTACGTGCTGAACGGGAAGGTCCTCACCGTCAACGGGACGGGGAGCCAGATGAAGGTCACGTACCTCGCCGGCTATCGCTGTCTTCCGTTCGACATGAAGGCCGCCATCCTGATGGACGCAGCGTCCCTGTTCAACAATCCGACGGACCACGTGGAGACCCTGACGAAGGCGTCGCAGAACCTGCTCCGTCCTTATCGTTCGTGGGGGCTTAACGATGGAGAGCAGGTTTAATCTCGGCGAGCTGGAGACGCTCGTGACCGTGAACCGGTGCGTACAGTCCACCGGCTCGCAGGGCGAGAAGGAATTCACGTACATCTTCTTCCGGGACGTGTACGCGAAGGTAGAGCGGAACGTCAGCGACATGGTGTCCAACACCAACCTGGAGGAGGGCGACTACGTCCAGCTGACCATCCACAAGATCCCGGAACTGACCACCCGCTGGCAGATCGTCCTGGACGGGATTGACTATGAGATAACCGGCATCGACCCGGTGTCCAGGATCTCTCCCGTCTGCGTCCTGTCGCTCCATTCCATCAAGTAATGGCGCAGGTGGTCCACATCGAAGGCCTGGACGACTGCCTGCGCTGCATGGACGCCGCTCCGGCCAACGCCGTGAAGATGACGCAGACCGCCCTGCGGGAGGCGTCGAAGAAAGCAGCCAGGCAGATCCGGCAGAAGACCCCGCAGAGGTTTCGCCGCCTGGTGAAGTACAAGGTCTTCAAGGGCCAGGTCACGAATAACCAGAACGCCCTGGTGGGTCTGTTCAACAAGAAGCAGACGAAGAACGGGAGCGACGCGGTGCCGGACTGGTTCAAGGCCTACTGGAAGAATTACGGGACGATAACGAAGCGTGACCCGAATCACCACTTCGACAGCCCCGTCAAGCGGGGGACGAAGAGCCGCCGCAACAATGTTGGCCAGCCCAACGAGAACTTTTTCGAGGCCGCCATCGCAGGATGGGACGGGCCCTTCATGGAAGCCTTCGAGAAGTCGATGGCCGAGCAACAGGAAAAACTATACGACCGATGACCGAAAGCCTGCGTACACAGCTCGTCAGCCTGCTCACCACGGCGCATGTTGACGTCCGTCTCTCCGAGGACGAGACGAAGGAATATCCCTTCGTCACCTACGAGATGACGGTCAACCCCGTCCGCGACAAGGACGGCGTATGCAAGTACGTCGGCGAGACCTACGTCAGGATCGTGTCCGACAAGTTCAGCGAGGCAGACACCATCAGGGAGACCGTGGAGTCCGCTATCGGGACCGGGATGGGCTACGGGGCCCAGTACAGCTCCCGGCTGATCTCATGCGATAAGGACTGCGTGAACGGCGTCTGGACCATCGAGCTCTATTACTCGCTAGCACAATACTCATAGCACTATGGCAGTACCAGGATATAACATCGCATTCAAGCTCGACCCGTCCTCGACGGGCGACCCCGACTCCGCCGTCACCATCGCGGGGCGGACGCAGGACGACCTGACCATCGCGGCCAGGACGAAGGAATCCCTGACGAAGGACGACCAGGGAGCCACGCAGGTTGCCATCACCGGACACGACGTGACCTTCCGGGCCACCGGCCTCATCGACGTCACCGGCAGCTACAACCGCGACGACCTCATCGACCTCATGCTCTCCGGAGATCCGGTCGACTTCTTCTACGAGGTGTACGGCGGTGCCGCATATACAGGCACATGCGTCATGACGAACTACAGCGAGAGCTCGAACGCATCCGACGACGCCACCTTCACCGCTGACTTCCGCGTCTCCGGCGACCTGGAGCTCTACGTTCCGGAGGAGTAACAGAAACCATTAAAGAACAGATACATCATGGCAACACCCGTACCAGGCTATAACATCGCCTTCAAGATCGGCAACAAGACGCTCGCCGGTCGCACCCAGGACGACCTGACCATCGCGGCGAAGACCAAGGAGTCCCTCACCAAGGATGACGGCGGCTCCACCCAGGTCTCCATCACCGGCCACGACGTCACCTTCCGCGCCACCGGTCTCATCGACGTGACCAGCGGCAGCGCCTCCATCCTAGACCGCGACGACATCATCGTGGACGTGCTGAAGACCGGCGCCCAGGCCATCCTCGCCTTCACGTACACCACAGCGTCCGGCAAGACGCTCTCCGGCAACTGCGTCATCACCAACTACAGCGAATCCTCCAACTCTTCCGACGACGCCACCTACACCGTGGACTTCCGGGTGACCGGCGCCGTGACGGCCTCCTAATCACGATAGGTTATGAAGAAGGACACCATCGTGATTGCCGGTAAGACCTACCGCGTTGAGGTCAACTGGAACGCCCTGGCGGCATTCCTTGCCGCCGTCGGCCGTGACACCATCGAGGAGCTCGCTAGCTTCAACACCATCCGCCCTTCCGAGATCGCGGCGCTCATCTGGGCCTGCATCAAGGAGGGTGAGCGCCTGGAGGGGAGGGAATTCGCTCTCTCCGTCCTGGACATCGGAGCCATCATCGGGCCCGCTGACGTGGCCGCCTTCATGGAGATCTACGTCAGGCAGAGCTCGCCCCAGATGGAGGTGGAAAACCCAAAAAAAGAGGAGCGGGAGGAAAAGCCCGCGCCCTGACGATAGGACAGGTCCGGGGCTGGGCGATCGCCCGCCTCGGACTTGATCTCGAATCATTCGGCCTTCTCAGGCAGGGAGAATACTGGGAGGCCATGACGGTCTGGATAGAGGACCGGAACGCCGAGAGACGGCATGAGGCGGAGGTGATGCGCGGAGTCGGTCTCCGCCTTTTCAACCTCCAGCTGGCGAAGGGAAAGAGCCTGAAGCCGCATGAGTTCATGCCGTTCCCGTGGGACGAGGAGGTGGAGGAGGACGGCGGCGGACTCTCCCAGATGACCGAGGAGGAGAAGAAGGCTTCCCTCGCAAAACTAATGGAACACGTGAACTGGTAACACACCATGGCAGGAAGAGAACCCAACATGAAGATAGGCATCGGAGCCGACACTTCGGACTTCGAGAAAGGGGCGAAGCAGGTCAAGCAGGGTCTGAAGGACCTCGACAAGACCGGCACTCAGGCCCTTTCGTCGCTTGGCGATGCCTTTGGCGTGAATACCGGCAAGATCGGCCAGATGACGTCAGCCATCAAAGGCCTCGGCCAGAAGCTGTCCGAATGCGGGAACACCGGCGTCGCGGCCTTCGGAAACATCCTCAAGTCCATCGGCCCGGTCGGAACGGCCCTTGCCGGTCTCGGGATCTCTGCCGCCATCGCCGGATTCAAGGCCCTGAAGGACGAGGCGGACGCCTTCAAGCAGACGGTGGCCGGAGCCAACATCGAGATGGCTACCGCTGCCTATGTAGACACCTACCGCCAGGTGCTGCGTGATTTCCGTGGAGACTTCGGCAAGGCCCTGGCTGAGACCGAGAGCGGATTCACCAAGTTCTTCAAGACCCTGGGCGCCAACCTGAAGGCGAACATTTCGACCGGCGCTTCCTGGGGAGTCCTCATTCCTGGACTTCAGGCGCAAGGCATGGTCAGCTACACCATGCAGCTGAAGACTGCGAACGAGCGGGCGAACGATGCGGCATACCTCACCGAGAAGATCGGGCAGCTGGAATGGAAGCGGAAGCAGAACGCCGTGGAGCTGGCGAAGATAAACGACCAGATAGCGGCCCAGTTGAATCTGGCGAAGGACACCTCGAATTCTATCGCCGTAAGATCCGACGCCATCGCGGCGGCTGAAACCCTCATCGCTCAGAAGAAGGAGATGGTCCTTCCCATCGAGCAGAAGATCGCGGCGTACTATAACGAACTTGCCGGCCTAGCCACCAACACGAAGGACCAAGAGGAACTTCGTCTGCAGGCTGCCGCCAGGGAGTATGAGGTCGACAGGGAACTGACCCAGGAGGCCACGTCCCTGCTTCGTGTGAAGAATTCCATCGGAAGGGCGACCGACGCGGAAATAGCGAAGACGAACGAGCTCATCAAGAAGCAGAAGGAACTTGAGGCAGCCATCGCCGCGGTCCGTTCCAAGTGGTCCAGCATGAACGAGGGCCTTGCCGGTCTCTCAGGCGGTATGAATCCGTCCTTCCCGGGAGTTACCGGTCCGAGCATGTCCGTCATTCCTAAGATCGAGAACAAGGAATATTGGAGGGATGTCATCAACGCCCAGCTTGGCGACATCACCATAGGCATCGGATTCGAGGCCGACACGCAGAAGATCCAGGACATCACGAACGAAGTCAATTCCCTCATATCGTCTGGGGTTGCTAAGTCGGCCGAGCTCATCGGAAACCTTGTAGGAACTCTAGCTGGTGGAGGCGACGCCTGGGGAGACTTCAAGAACGCCGCCCTCTCCGCGTTCGGCGATATGGCCATTGCGGTCGGTAAGATTGCTATAGCATCCGGCCTCGCATCGGAAGGAATTCAGGCCGCCCTGAAGATGGGAAACCCCTATATAGCGATTGCCGCCGGTGCGGCTCTCATCGCCCTCGGTTCTGCGGTGAAGGCGTCTCTCTCGTCCGTAGCGAACGGAGACTACAGCGCAGCAGGCGGTGGCTATACAGGTGGCTATTCGTCCAGCGGTGGAAACAACGGCTACGAGACCAGGGAGGTGGAATTGAACATTACTGGAACCCTCGTGGCGAACGGCGACCAGCTTCAGGCTGTTCTCAACAATACGCATAAGAAGAACTACTACCTCGAATAGTATGGCATACGGAGCGAAATGGGAATTCACGTTTGACTCGACGAACGGAGTCAGCACGCTGATCCGAATATCCAAGGACGGGTATTCTGGTTCAGCCGTGAAGCGACCTCTCGGAAAGGCTCCGGTCATCAAGCTGGCGCAGAACGGGAGCATCAGGACTACGTCGCTGAGTCTCCAGGTGGAGTGCCAGGTGGACGGGGAGTTTTCCGAGTTCTACACCACGAATCCAAAGGCTTTCAAGGTTGAGGTGTGGCGTGGCTACACTCCTGTATTCGAGGGTTTTCTGGTCACCGAGATTTTCGCCGAGCCTCTGATAGCCCCGCCCTATGACGTCTCCATCAATGCCGTGGACGGACTCTCAGAGCTCAAGATGGTGGATTTCGTTCCTACTGGGAGTCAGAAGCTCATAACACACTTGAAGGACCTTCTGGACAATACTGGTGTTGAAAATTCAATCCAGATTGTTTCCGGACTGCACTTCGGAATGGACACGGCCATAAACTTTGTCAAGAACGCAACAATCAATCTGGACTACATGGAGGGGAAGACCTGCTACGAGGTGCTCGAGTACATCCTTCGCACTCTTCATGCTACCGTCCAATGGTACGCGGACCGCTGGTTAATCATCAGGGAGAACGATGTCGTGGTGGATGGCTACGGAAGCGTAGCCTGTTTCTCCGTGTCCCGGGCCGGCCAGGTGTCTTCTTATGCAGTAAACTATGCGACTGCGGCAATTACCAAGTATAACACCGTTCCTTATTGGTCGTATCGGGATAACATGTGGCCGGTAGGTTACCTCACCCGCCGCGTAGACCCTGCGAAAAAATCAGTTACGATTGAGGCCCCTTGGAACATGAATGACTCGGCGATGTACCCTTCCGTTGAAGATAACGGATGGTCGGTTTATGGATCGCTGGTCACCTACGACTCGACGCATAAATGCTATGCGTTTGTCAACAATACCGGAAACAGCCATATAGAAGCAGACGCTTTTGTCAAAAATTCAAATTATGACATTGAGATAAAGGCGCGAGCAAACCGTGGATCTAGTACAGGTCCAAGGCTTATTGTTCGCGTGAAGCTCGTGGTGAGCGGTCTTGGCACATATTATTACTCGACCGTGAATGGATGGACGACAACGGACTCAGATCCGATTGAGTTCACGCCAAATACCGCAAATCCAGAGCACGATGTTGCAAACGCGACCGAGTTTTCCGCCGTCGTTCCAGCTGCCGGTATTGGAGGAGGGACGCTGACGCTTCTCGTTTCTGGAGTCGATTGTGAACTGTATGAACTCACGGCAGAAGTGATAATGAACAAGGGATACAAGGACATTCTCATCATAAACAATGGGGCGCGAGGAGAAGCCGATACCGTCAACATCGGCGGCGGCCGTGTAACATCCGACAGCGTCATGTCCTTGAACTCTCTGCAGGGGATTTGGCTCGATTCGAGCTCCGTGGCTTATAACTTCAGCGACAGGTTCGGCAACACGAACAAGGATTTCCTTTCCATCATGGCGCTGGACTATGCGCGCTCCGTCGCAGCTCCGAGGACGCGCATACAGGGTGTTCTCGACGTACCCGCGGGGAGTCTTCTGCCGCCGCTTATCATCCGCTATTCCAGCATCGACCATCTCATAGAGACCTTCGACTGGGATCTGCTTAATGACGAAATTTCCGTCGACGCCCTCGCGCTGCCTTCGGTGACGCTCCAGGTGACCGGCGAAACGATAAAATCTCTCGAATAGATATGAGCACAATTACCCTACCGAACATCCGGGTGTCCTCGGACCTTGAGATCCGGCTGAAGCTGAAGGACGGAGGCGTGGCCGTAGACTGGACCACGCTGACCAACATCAGGGCGAGCATCTTCTCCGACGCGCAGCGGGCCAAGGCCGGTCGCTGTGACGTGTCTATCGACGAGACGGACCACA